AATAACAGTATTTGCGGCTGTTAAGGTGATTCCATAGCCTCCTGTTTGAGTGTTTCCAACAAAATACCTTGTATTCCCGTTTTCAGCCTGAAAGAGAGCAATATTTTTCTGACGTGTGTTTGCATCAACCGCACCATAATAGGCTATTGTAGAGTCATTTCCGTAGGTTTTTTTCAAGATCTCCACTATTTTTTCTATGTCATAAACATAATTTGCCCAGATAATGACCTTACCTTCCACTTCTTCTAAAATAGACAGTAATTCATCCATACGATTACTTTTAACTTCAATTATACTGTTGTCATCAGCTTTAAAATGACCACAAGTAATTTGATGTAGCCTCATCATCTGAGTAATAACATTCATTGTAGTCATTTGTTTACCTTTGAGTTCTGCTATCGCAGCTTGTTTCATCGATACATATAATTTCTTTTGCTCATCTGTAAGTTCTACTATTCTTTTGACAAATGTTTTTTCCGGTAAATCTAAACAATCCTTCTTTAAAACACGGTAAGAAAATTTATCTAGACTTTCAGATAGTTCATCTAGTCTTCGGTAAGAACCAACAATCTGTACACGACGGCCACCAAAGTTTCGTTCTATCATATGCGCGTATCGTGAACGGAATGCATAATAAGATGTAAATCCTAAATGCCATTCATCTAAAAAATAACATTGTGAATATAAGTCTAATGGAGATTTCGTAACAGGCGATCCAGTTAAAATTCTACGATACTTCGCTAAATCCCTAAGTTTTAAAATATTTTTAGTTCTTTTGGCTGTCGGATTTTTGATTGTCGTAGACTCATCAATTCCTATAAGTGATCGCCCAACAGTAGTGTTTAAGAATTTGTTTGCGAAGTCAACACCTTTATTTGTAGAAAAGGCTTCCACATTCATAATAAATATCTTTAACTTTGCATCGTTTTGTGATAAGGAATCTAACTCATTTAACTTAGTCTGAGTTAAATTAGGTTCCCATAAAACTGTTGTATGCTCAATATGTTCCGGTAAATGAGTAGGTACTTCTATCTCATACCAGTTTCTATAAACACCTTTAGGTGCAATAATTAATACGTTTTGTATCTCACCTTTATCATATAATAAGGCAATGTTATCAATTAATACTTTTGATTTTCCGGTACCCATTTCCATAAATAATGCAAATGTTTCTTTGTCCCAGGAATTACGTAAAGCTTTGAGTTGATGCTCGTATGGCTTTGTCTTAAATTTATAATGTTCAATCATAGTAAATTCTTTCTTGACAAAAATATAAAGATGATTATTCTTCTTGTCAAGAAGGAAGAATTAAATGAAGAATAAAATATTCGAGCTCTATAAGCCCAAAAGTTTAGAAGAGTTTTTAAAATTTAAAGAAGAAAACCCTGAGGAAACTTTTGTATATGTTCTTCAGCATCCCCCGGAAAATATTAATATTTTGTCGGCTTCTAACTTTGGCTATCTGGTTATTTGTTTACCACAATTGTCGCAGATAGTTTTTAGTACTGGTCCTTTTGTTTTTAAAATGAGAAAAAACTTACAGGACTTTAGGGCACAAGATTATATTTTGTGCACTGGTGATCCGGCTGTCATTGGCTTATCCACAGCTATTGTGAGCGATATCACCACAGGTAAATTTAATCTCTTGAAATGGGATAAAAGAGAGTTTAAATATTACCCATTAAGTATTGACTTATACAAGAAAGGATAAAGTAATGAGTGACTTATTAAATGAGATGGAAAATGATCAAGAATCGTTTGCATCTAAAACTACAAACATTCAACAATTAGCTTCTAAGTGTCAAGAGATGTTGGATTTAGATGATCAAATAGAAGTACAACAAGGTATTATGGATGAACTTAAAAAACGCAGAGATGTGATTAGTTCAGAAGTCATTCCTAATTTGTTGTCAGAACAAGGTTTACGCTCTTTGAAATTATATGATGGTAGCACTGTCGAAGTTTCAAAGACATACAGCTGTACTTTAAAAGCTGATCCTGAAAAAAAACAGGAAGCGTATCAATGGCTTCGCAAGAATAACTTAGGCGACATTATTAAAAACAATGTTAGCGTAAGTTTCGGCACTGGCGAGGATAACAAGGCTGAGGAATTTCTTGGTCTTGCCGCATCAAGTGGTTATGAACCCGAACAATCTGAAAAGGTTGAACCATCCACTTTGAGAGCGCTGTACAGAGAGCGTTTTGAGAACGGGCTCGAAATGCCCTCTGACGTCTTTAACTTATTTGTTAAAGATGAAACTAAAATAAAACGTAGAAAATAAAGGAACGTGAAACATGAATAAAGAAACGAAGACCGCGAATAGCATAGACGTAAAGAAAGACAACCTACCGTCTTTGGGTATGTTCGAAGAAGATGCCTATAAAGGTATGGACCAAATTGGTGGTGATGATTTAGCACTACCATTTATACGAATCTTAGGTGACTTATCTCCACAGGTAAAAAAATCTAAGGCTGAGTATATAGAAGGCGCAAGACCAGGAATGCTGTTTAATACAGTATCCAAACAGCTCTATGACGGTGAAGCAGGAATACAAGTTATTCCTTGTTATTACAAAAGAGAGTATGTTGAATGGTCTGACAGAGGTGAAGGACCAGGTGCTCCTATTGCTGTGCATCCATCTACTTCGGGTATCATTAATGATACTCAAAGAGATTCAATGGGTAAAGACAGATTACCGAATGGTAATTACCTAGAAAACACAGCATCTTATTATGTAATCAATTTAGGTGCAGATGGTTCAGCAGCTGAAACTGCTTTAATTACTATGAAGTCTACCGGTTTAAAAACCAGTAGGCAATGGAACTCGATGATGAGCAGTATTAAACTAGAGGGTAAGAACGGAAAGTTCACACCACCAATGTTTAGTCATGTCTATCATTTAAAAACTGTAGAGATGTCCAACAAGAAAGGAACATGGAATACATGGTCCGTTGATAGGGTTGGTCCAATACAGGATAGAGCATTGTACGAGCAAGCAAAAAAGTTTGCTGATAGTGTTTCTAAAGGAGACATTGCAGCAAAACATAGTAATGAAGAAGAAGCTCATTTAGATAAAGTTCCCTTTTAGGGTTGCTCATGGGGTGGGGTCTTTTGGCCCCACTTTAACACTGGAGGTGCTATGATAGAAAGATTTAAAAATATATTTGAAGGCTTTAATGATGCTCACGGATATACTTATAAAACCGGTGAGCGTGATGATCGAGGAAAAGAAAAAGTTAAATCGGGATTTGAAAGAAATAAAGTTACTGATGAGCTTTGGGCAAAACATATAAAGGGTGAACCACCGGCTTTAGGAATTATTCCTATCAATGAGAATAATCAATGTAAGTGGGGTTGTATTGATATTGATATCTACAATCTAGACCACAAAAAATTAATAGAAAAAATTAGAAAACATAATCTACCGATGGTTGTGTTTAGATCAAAGTCCGGCGGAGCGCACGTATTTTTATTTGTAAAAGAATTTGTATCTGCCAAATTAATGAGAATAAAATTAAAAGAGATTGCTGATCTTTTAGGTTATCAATCATCAGAAATATTTCCTAAACAAGATGAAGTATTAGTGAAAGAAGGACATCTAGGTAGCTTTTTAAATTTACCTTATCACGGTGGAATTAAAAGTATGCGCTATGCATTAAACGAGAACGGTGATGCTATTGAATTAGAAGACTTTGTGGAACTGTATGATCGTGTATCGCTGACCGAGGTTTCTCTTGATGAATTAAAAATTACAAAACCAAAAGTTAAAGAAGTGTTTATTGATGGACCACCTTGTTTAAATAAATTAGCTGAAGAAGGTTTTGGAGAAGGTAGTAGAAACAATGCTTTATTTAATATTGGAGTATTCTACAAAAAGGTTGATCCGGATAATTGGAAAGATTTAGTAGAAGAAGCTAATCAAAATCATATGAACCCTCAGCTTAAAGCTGCAGAAGTTTTAAACATAATTAAATCTTTAGAGAAAAAAGGTTACGACAAATATCGTTGTAAAGATGCCCCCATTAATTCTGTTTGTCAAGCAGGTATCTGTAAAACTAAAAAATATGGTGTGGGTTTTGAAGATGAACAATTACCGGAACTAAGAAATCTCACAAAGATGACATCAACACCACCAGAATGGTTTTTAGAAGTTGAAGGTAAAGTTATTAAATTAAAATCAGAAGAATTACATAACCCTAATATGTTTGCTTTGTGTTGTCTTGATCAAGCTAATCTTGTGGTGCCTAACGTAGCACCACGTGATTGGCGACAAGTAATACTAAAAGAATTATTAGAAAATTTACAAGAGATCAAACCATTAGAATCATTAGATCAAGACAATCAATTAGAAAATTTATTGTATGAATTTACAGTTAATAGACCTTCTGCAAGAACAAAAGAAGATATGTTAAACAAAATGTCTTGGACAGAAGATGAACATAGTTATTTTAGATTGGAAGACTTTTATAATTTTGCAAGAAGAAATAACTGGGAGTTAGATAAAACTAAAACAGGTAATCTTTTAAAACAATCAGGTGTATTTGTTGAAGAAGTAAGAATGACTTTAAAAAACCAAACACCAAGGATTGTTAAAATACAAGCAATGAAGAAAAGTAACCCTACTATCTCAGAGGTAAAATACGCAGATGAGCATTACTAAAAAACAAAATTATGAAATCTGTGAGGTTTGTTCAAGGAAGTATTCTAGATTTATGATTATCACTATTGGAAATGTTTTACAGCCAGGAAGAAAAAGAAAAGCTGACGAACACTATTGTATCAAATGTTATAACAGGGAGCACTATGAAGACGATAATACTAGGACCACCAGGGACAGGTAAGACAACTACGTTGTTAAACTTGGTGGATCAGTTTATCCAACAAGGTGTCAAACCAAAAAAGATAGGATACTTTTCTTTTACCAAGAAAGCGGCTAATGAAGCTAAACAAAGAGCTGTAGAAAAATTTAATTTAGATGAAAAAGAAGATTTAATATTTTTTAGAACCTTACATTCTTTTGCATTTAGGTTTTTAGGTGCAACTAAAGAAGCAATGATGAGGCCACAGGACTACAGAGATTTTGGTTTGAAATGTGGTATTCCCATAAAAACTGCAGCGTATTCTGAAGATGATGGAATATTTAATTCAGATAATGAATACTTAAAAACAATTGAAAAAGCTAAGGTTAGAGGAATTTCTGTATTAGAACAATATGATTTAAATGAACATCTTTTAGATATTGAAAGAGATACTTTGTATTTAATTGACAAAGAATTAACAAGATACAAACAAGAAAGAAACATGAAAGACTTCACCGATTTATTATTGGAGTTTATCGAGAAAGATATGGCTCCAGAGTTTGATGTTTTATTTATCGATGAAGCACAGGATTTGTCTCATCTCCAGTGGCAAATGGTCCGGACCATGTGGAAGAAGTCTAAAAAAACATACATCGCAGGTGATGATGATCAGGCTATCTTCCAGTGGGCCGGCGCAGATATAGACCATTTCATTTCACTAAAAGATGAGGTAGATGAAATAAAAGTTTTAGAACAATCGTATCGGATTCCTGGGGGGCCTATTCATGAACTATCACAAAAGATTATTGCAAACGTAGCTAATCGTTATGACAAAGTTTATAAACCAAGAGATGAAACAGGTGTTTTAAAATATTACGAAGACATCACACAAGTTGATATGAATGGAGGACAATGGCTTGTCTTATCAACTGCACATTATTTTCTAGATGATGTAAAAGAACTGTGTGAATTACAAGGTTGGTATTATCAACATCGTGGTAAGAATTCTATTTCTTTGGAGTTATTATTTGCAATTTCTAATTGGGAATCATTTCGCAAAGGAGATGCATTAACTAACTTAGAAATAAAAAATATTTATTCTTATTTGGGTGGAAATGTTTCTCCGGGATATAGAGATGGTAAAACATTACATTCTAACACAAAATATTTCTTAAAACAATGTCAAGAAGAACATGGACTCTTAACAGATAAAGTATGGTTTGAATCTTTTGAAAAATTAGATACAATCACAGAAAATTATATAAGAAATATGAGAGCAAAAGGTGAGAAGATAAATAAGAATCCTAGGATTTTATTATCAACAATTCATGGAGCTAAAGGTGGTGAGGCTGATCACGTTTTAGTATTACCTGATTTAACAAAAGCTGCATTAGAACAGAGCGATAAAAATCCTGATGAATTACATCGTTTATTTTATGTGGCCACAACAAGAGCAAAGAAATCATTACATATTGTAAGCCCTAAAAACTACGAAAGGTCATACACAATATGATAATAAAATACGAGCAAGGTAAAATAAGAATTACTTTTAAGAGTTCTATTATTGAACTCACAAAGAGTGAATATAAAAACTTTAGAGAGGATTGTCGAACAGTGGATATGAAACTGTGGATGGAAGAAATTCCTGCAATGCTTGAAGAACATCAAAGAACAACGAAAGGAAAACGATGAGCAACATACAAGAACCACTGTTCAGACCTAAAACGGAATGGACTCCACCCGACGAAATGAAAAATTTATCAGAAGCAAAACAAATTGCGATTGACTTAGAAACAAGAGATGAAAATCTTATCACAAGAGGTTCCGGCTGTATTCGAGGCGACGGAGAAATTGTCGGTATTGCTGTAGCCGTCGATGGTTGGCAAGGATACTTTCCTATCGCTCATGAAGGTGGTGGAAACATTGATAAGAAGATAGTTTTAAAATGGTTTCAAGATGAAGTTTTAAAAACCCCTGGTACAAAAATATTTCATAATGCGATGTATGACGTCTGTTGGATTCGTGCATCAGGATTAGAAATTCAAGGACAGATTGTTGACACAATGATTGCGGGATCTTTAGTTAATGAGAACAGACTTCGATATAATTTAGATTCATTAGCTAAAGAGTATGTTGGCATGGGTAAGAATGAGAAAGCTTTGTATGATGCTGCGAAAGAATGGGGCGTCAATCCTAAAAAAGAAATGTGGCGATTACCAGCAATGTATGTGGGTGAGTATGCAGAACAAGATGCAGTGGCTACATTAAAATTATGGGAACGCATGCAACAAGAATTAACTGCACAAGACCTTTGGGAAATTTTTAATGTCGAGACAGAATTATTTCCTTGTCTAGTGGACATGAAGTTTAAAGGTGTACGAGTTGATTTAGAAAAAGCTACAAAGATTAAAAAAGATTTAATTAAAGATGAAAAACAATATCTAAAAAAAGTAAAAGATGAAACAGGTATTGATGTAGAAATCTGGGCCGCTGCATCTATCGCTAAGATATTTGATAAACTTAAATTACCCTACGATCGAACAGCTACCGGAGCACCGAGTTTTACCAAGAACTTTTTATCACAACACCCTAATGAAGTAGCACAAGCTATTGCTCAAGCGAGAGAGATCAACAAAGCGCATACAACTTTTATTGATACAATCTTAGAGCATGAACACAAAGGTCGTATCCATGCGGATATTAATCAAATACGTTCGGATGATGGTGGTACAGTGACAGGACGATTTAGTTATTCTAATCCTAATCTACAACAAATTCCGGCGAGGAATAAAAAGATTGGTCCGTTAATCAGAAGTCTTTTTTTACCGGAAGAGAAATGTGTATGGGGAGCCTTTGACTATTCACAACAAGAACCGAGGCTCGTGGTTCATTACGCATCACTATCACAATTGGGTGGTGTATCGCGGATCGTGGACGAATACAATTCCGGCGATGCAGACTTTCACCAGGCCGTAGCAGAGATGGCTGACATTGATCGTAAAGATGCAAAGACAATTAACTTAGGTTTGATGTATGGTATGGGTAAAAATAAATTGATGGCTGAACTAGGTTTACTAGTTGAGCAGGCAGAAAAACTTCTAAAGAAGTATCATGAAAGAGCTCCTTTTGTGAAGGAATTGATTGATGCTGTATCAAGAAGAGCACAGGAACGTGGACGCATTCGAACGATTGGTGGACGTGTATGTCATTTTGATTTGTGGGAACCAACAACTTTTGGTGTTCATAAACCATTACCACACACAGAAGCGAGAATAGAATATGGACCAGGAATTAAAAGAGCATTTACATACAAAGCTCTCAATAAATTAATTCAAGGTTCCGCTGCGGATATGACTAAGATTGCTATGGTAAAATTATATCGTGAAGGAATTCTTCCGATGATTCAAATCCATGACGAACTAGATGTATCTGTAGAGAGTCCTGAACAAGCAGAAAAGATTATTAAGATAATGGAAGAAGCTGTTCAATTGCAAGTTCCTAATAAAGTCGATTATGAAAAAGGACCTAACTGGGGGGAAGCAAAATAATGAATTGTTGGCACTGTGATACAAAATTAATATGGAATGCAGATCACGATTTAGAAGATCATGAAGATTATGTTATTGTAACGCATTTAACATGTCCTAATTGTGATTCATTTGTAGAAGTATATTTACCAGGAGATAAAGAAAATGGACAAGATCAATCCTAATTATTACAAAGATAAGCTAATAGAAACAATCGATGCGATTGAATCTCAGTTAACGCGTGATGAATTTATTGGTTATCTAAAAGGCCAAATATGGAAATATTTAGCTCGACACAGACAAAAGAATGGACACGAAGATATAAAAAAGGCACAATGGTATTTAAACAAATTAGAAAAAATATTATCTGTCGATGGCGTATCTTAATGCAAACATTCCTCCAATATACTGTCAAGTTCGTAAAGAATATCTATATGACTTGCGGAAAGGCTTTGACGAAACTGTTGATTGCGTTGTCTTTGGAGTCACTTCTATGGCTGGACGTGCGATTCTTTTTAATATCATGCTACCGAACGGTGCGTGCTATTGGCGCTTGCCTATATCGGCGTTTATTCAGCAGGGATTTGAGCGGAAAGATGTGCCCGATATGTCTCTGGACGAATTGGAGCTGTGGAACTGTTTTAGTTATTACATTAGTGTCCATCAGTTTGATTTTTTAGGATCACAGAAAGGAAAATATCTTGGTAAAGACAAACAATTTTACAAAGGACACTACCTTTTCACCTTGGATTGGGCTAGTCCGGATAGTAATATACTTGATACTGATCATTCCGAGATTCCTCATGAGCACAAGTGTGCGCATATTCTGGCTCTTGATAATGGTAATTTTGCTGCTCAACCAAACAATCGCATATTGTGGAATGTTCCTAACTTCACAGTTAGTTCGGATT